GCACACGCTAATCAAGCTGATATAATGCGTGATCAGATGAAAATGTGCTACAATCGTATTACGAATGAGTGGCCAACTAAAAGAATCTTTCTTATGAAAGAAAGAGAAGGAAAAGTAGAAAGAGAAATGGCCATCCGTTGTTATCAACCAGCTTGTGAACAGCCATTTACATTTGCAGTTTACGAGGTTCGATATATCAACGGCGCAAAGGTGCCTGTCACCTGTTCCTTTATGGATGGTGATGAACCGCGACTAAGTCGATATAACGATCAGAACGCCTTTACGCCGCCTGAATAGTCTCGATTTCGCAGTGTTTTTGGTCACTCAGCTTGACTGTACTTCCTGCACGTAATGTCTTACTACGTACAGTAAATTCTCTGACTTCCTTTGATTTAATTTGACAGTTAGTCACTACAGCCCAATCATTGCCTTTCTTATCGGTAACGTAGATGGTACTATCAATGATTCGAATGACTGGCTCGAGTGATCTCGTGGGTAGGACGTCAGCATGTACAAATGCTGGTGAGAGTAGTAGAATAGCTACTATTAAGTTTTTCATGGGATTGCCCCTTGCGTCGTCGCGACGCGATTGTTACAGTTTTGTTACAGCTATTATTATATATACAAAATTTACATTAGGGTCCGTGTAAAAATTTAATAAATAATGTTGTGATACCGGGGACACGGGTCACACGACCTCTACGCAGATAATCTGGTAGAGTAAAACAACAACCTTGCTTTAATTAGGAGGCCGTTATGGTTAGCAAAGCATTTTCTTTTCCACGTTCACATTTCATTGGGTTCGACCACATTTGGAATGATATCGCTCGTCTTTCAGAGATGTCAGACAATAAGCTGTATCCTCCTCACAATGTAGTCAAACAAGATGATACACATTTCTCAGTTGAACTAGCCTTGGCTGGTTATTCCAAAGATGAACTCACTGTTGAGGTCAAAGATGGAATCCTCGTGGTAACTGGTGGCAAAGCCGAAGGAGACGAAGAACGTGAGTATCTCCACCGTGGTATTTCTGCAAAGAAATTCACGCGTACTTTCCGACTGTCCGAACACGTTGTTGTAGACGGAGCAGACTTCAAAGATGGATTACTCGTTATCGACTTAAGAGTAGAAATCCCTGAAGAGAAGCGTCCTCGCACTGTCCAAATTGGTAAAAAAGGTAAGAAACAACTTTTAACTGAGGACTAAGATGAAAAAACTGGCAATCGTTGCCTTATGTTTATTTTCATCTTTCGCGACTGCAAATGATCTTGAAGAACTCGTTGTCAAAGCACAAAGAGTTCGTATCATCATGGTTAAATTAGCAGATGTCCACCGCCAGGATCCCAAGACTGGGGACTGGTATTATGTGGAACAGAAGGCGCAAGACAAGGAAAAAACTAAGGCCTAAAAACAAGGGCGCTTCGGCGCCCTTTTCTAGGAGATACAAATGGAAAATCTTATCGGTATAATTGGAATCGGAGCTGTGATGATGATTGCTCCTATCGCTATCGGTGTTACACTCATCTATTCGTATGAAACAACGAAGAGTATTGGTCTTATACAGACTCCATCCGAGACATCAGACGCTCAGCACGATTAGTCACTTGGCGATACCAAAGTGAATCACGACCTTCGACTGCAGCTTTCTCCCAATCATGGTCAAGAATAGCAGCATTGAAGTTTTTAAATTTTGAAAGGCGAGTACGACCCATGTTAAACATCATATTAACCAAGATCTGCTGGACTTCGTCTGGTAGGTCGTTAAAGTTCCCTCTGCCGTATAGAGCGTCACACTCTCCGATGGCAAGGTCAAGGTCTGCTTCGAAACACTCCTTAACTCTTTGCTCCGTAACTGGAGTTCCGGTTGGTTGACCGGATTCCGGGTCACTCTCGAGGACAAGGTGACCAACTCCAAACGTGGGGTAACCGAGGTGATCGTTGTATATGACATACTCGACTCCTTCGTCGATTTTAAGTTGTTCGTAGATAGCTTCACGGTTCATTTACTTTCCCTATATCTTGTGGTATAATGTTTACATGATGACAGATTTTTACACTAACGTTTCTCAATACGGTAACCATCTGTATGTTCGTGGTTTCAATGAGGATGGCTCGCGAATGCAGCGCCGGTTCGTATATGAACCCTACCTCTTTGTTCCATCTAACATAGAGACTGGTTACACAGACATTCACGGTAACCATGTGCAAAAGAAGATGTTCGATAACATCAGACATGCACGTGATTACGTCAAAAAATTCGAGGAGGTCGAAGGATTCAATGTCTTCGGCCTCGATCGATATCCGTATGTATTTATATACGACACCTTTCGAAACCAAGAAGTTGACACGAGCAAGATCAATGTAGTCAACATCGACATCGAGGTGGCATCAGACGATGGCTTCCCTGAACCAGAAGACGCTGACAAAGAAATCACAGCGATCGCTATTCGTCGACGTAATATGACAGTTGTACTCGGTTGCGGTGACTTTAAGTCAAACGACGAGAATGTGTACTACATTAAGTGCAAACACGAGTATCACTTACTACACAAGTTTCTTGATGTGTGGCAAAATATGGATCCCGATGTTATCACTGGTTGGAATACAGAGTTCTTCGATATTCCATACCTCGTCAATCGTATCACTAAAATACACAGCGAAGAAATGGCACAACGCCTTTCACCGTGGGGTATCATTAAAGAAAAGCGGGTATTCCGTCAAGGCAGTGATAAGCAATCACAGACATTCCAAATCTTCGGTGTGTCAAGCCTCGACTACCTCGCTATCTACAAAAAGTTTCGACTACAACCTCGTGAATCATATCGCCTCGACTTCATTGCTGAGACAGAACTCGGTACGAAGAAGTTGGACTACAGCGAGTATGGTAACTTACACGAGTTGTACAAGAACAACTTCCAAAAGTTTATCGAATACAATATTCGTGACACAGACCTCATCTTCGACTTAGAAGAAAAACTCGGCTTCATCGAACAGATCTACGCTATCGCTTACGATGCGAAGGTCAACTACAATGACACTCTCGCCACTGTTGGAATCTGGGATGTCATCATCCATAACTATCTGATGGAACAAAACAAAGTCGTATCGATGAAACGTCCGCCTAAATCTGATCGCATGATCGAAGGTGGTTACGTCAAAGAACCAATCGTTGGTATGCACAAGTGGGTAATGTCATTCGACCTTAACTCACTGTATCCACACCTCATTCAGCAATACAACATCTCACCTGATACTGTATTGTCCAAGACTGATGACCTGTTTAGTATTACGAAAGATGCCAATGTAGACACTGTGCTCAACGAAGAACTCAACCTCGAGCCACTCAAAGACTATGATGTAACGATGACACCAAATGGCAAGATCTATCGCAAAGACTATCAAGGTTTCTTGCCTGCCCTCATGGCTAAGATGTACGATGATCGTGTGTTGTACAAGAAGAAGATGTTTGAAGCGAAGCTAGCCAATCAGAAGAATCCATCACGTGAACTCGAGATTGACATCAGTCGATACCACAACCTACAACACGCCAAAAAGATTCAGCTGAACGCAGCTTATGGTGCACTCGCCAACAAATACTTCAGATGGTTCGACAATGAGAATGCTGAGGCTATCACTATGGCTGGTCAGTTGTCCATTCGCTGGATCGAAAAGAAACTTAATGCATGGTTGAACAAGATACTCGACACGAAAGGTAGAGATTATGTAGTTGCAATCGATACCGATTCAGTGTATGTGTGTTTCGACAAGATGATCGAACTAACACAACCCACCGATCCAGTCAATTTCCTCGATCGTATTGCCAAAGAAAAAGTAGAACCATTCATCAATAAGTCGTATCTTGAACTTGCTAACTACACAAATGCATACGCACAGAAAATGATCATGAAACGTGAGAATATCGCTGACAAGGCAATATGGACTGCCAAGAAGCGATACATCATGAATGTGTATGACTCCGAAGGTGTACGCTACAAAGAACCTGATCTCAAGATGATGGGCATCGAAGCCATTCGATCATCAACTCCTGCGGTGTGCCGTGAATATATTAAGAAAACACTCGAACTTATTATGTCTACTGATGAGACCAATGTACAAAAATATATCGCAGACATTCGTCAAGAATTTAGAACTCTCAGTTTCGAGCAGGTTGCATTTCCTCGATCATGTAACTTCATCAAGTGGGAAACTAACCACAAAACTGGTCAACGATATCCTGGTACATATGCCGACAAAGACACTATTTACAAAAAGGCTACACCAATTCAAGTCAAAGGTGGTCTATTGTACAATCATTATTTACATAAATATAACCTAACTAAAAAATACGAAGAGGTTAAAAGCGGCGAGAAGATCAAGTTTAGTTATTTGGTCAAGCCGAATCCATTTAGAGACACTGTGATCTCATGTCCTGATGTATTACCACAAGAGTTTGGTCTCGAGCAGTACATCGACTATGATACACAGTTCGTCAAAGGTTACCTCGATCCAATCGAAATCATCTTGCATGCAATCGGTTGGAAGTCGGAAAAGGTAGCCACACTCGAGGATTTTTTCTCATGACAGAGAAACAAGCAATTAATTTAGAAGAGTTTGATTTCGGTTTTAGTTTGGTTGATGCTGACCAACTTGAAGCCGTACAGCAGGTCAAAACGGAATTGACTAGTACAGCTACGGAAGTTGCACAATGGCAAGCACAGGCGGAACAATGGAGGGTGAAGGCTCAAACTATTTACAATGCCGTTCAGCCATTATTGAGTAATCTTTCGAAAGAGCCTGAGAAAGAATATATATTATGGCCAGGTACTGATCGAGTAAATAAGATCAATGCCTTTAAATTAAAACTAATGCAAATTCTGGAGGATTAATATGAAGTATTTGCTAGCGTTTATTGCACTAATGCCGCTCACCGTATTTGGTGAAACTGTAATTAACTATGATGATGGATCTACTTATACGCTTGAAGATAATCAAGAGATCTACATCAGCACTCCTAATAGCGCCTTATTTAAGCGCCAGCTTATGAAAAATAAGGACACATTCTTTCGTGTGCAGAAGCCGTGGTCAAAGCGTGACTATGTTCCAGATCCAGATGGCACTGACGATATGGTCGTTGGTTCACACGAATGGTGTAAAGCATATGTACCATGGCACGAGGGTTTAACGTTTAATATGATTTCTTGGCAGCGTGCATGTGATACTAATAACGATGGAAAATATGGTTGTGGTGACACGAAGTTTGACTCATCTGAAGATGGAGCGGTTTGCTCTTCAGGCTAATGGCATACTCAAAGAAAGTATTAGACCACTATGATAACCCAAGAAACGTTGGAAAGCTTGATGGAACGGATGCAACCGTGGGAACAGG